TCACCAAGTACCGCATAGCCGGAAAACCAACTTAGGTGGCCAGCACGGTGTGCCGCCATTTGCACCAACCAATGGTGCGTGATGGCCAACATTGCCCAACTAGAGAGAGCTCCCATCGGTTGCCCCACTGCATATCTAACCTTTTCAGGCAGAGACGAAGCAGGGATTCTTCCGGGAACTTCTTTCGGAAGGAAATAGTCTCTGTTGACTAACAGCCTCGCCCAAGCATCAGCTTGCGGCCATCCAAGGATAGATCCAAGGACAACCACTTGGAGATGCACAGGGATTCTGTCAGTCGCAGCCGTCAGATCAAACGAATCTACTCGGTTAATCTTGTGCTCAGAGACATAGTGGATCAGATACTTAATTGCTCCTCCTTGATCGAAAGTTCCGTCCCCCGGCAATTGCCGAAGGATCGTGAACAGCCAATCGTGGAGAGGCGAGAGAGCCATCTGAGTCCACCAGTCGACCATCGCGAACGTTCGAATCTTCCCAGCGGATTCTTCTTTGAAACCAAGTTTACCGAGGCTTCCGCCCCGATTCCCTTTAGTTTCAAAGTTGGACCCATGCTCCACGGCCACCACGGCCTGTTGCAATCTAGGGAAGGCATTGCACCAATCGCTGAACGCTTTCCACACTTCCGGATTTCTCCGAAGAGTATGGGCCGCAGACGCGATCGCTGCAGTGCTGGTTGCCATTCCAGTACCAGAACCGGTACCAGGTGCTGACTTTGTGATAGCGTAAGGACGCCATCTCGGATCAAAGGGCTTGAAGGTCGCAGGGATCTGTTTCCAGAACCAGGCGCCAAAGTCCAAATAGTCCGCAAAGTTAACACTGGTCTTCATCGGTGAAGTAACGGACGAGAGGTTGACACTACCTTTGAAAGACAGAACTCGGTATAACCCGAATAATGTCAGCCAGAAGCGTGCCACCCTCTTGTCCCCCTGCCGCAGCATCTTTCGATGTGCATTAGGGATCACACGAGGAAGTCCGGTTCCCGTACGCGCAATTCGAGGACCACAAGGAGTCATGTCGACCTTAGGTTCGCGTCCAAGTCCCTTCATCAGGGAAATAGATGCAGACTTCAGATTGACTACGACACCCCGTGTTCCTTGTTTCACGTAAATGGCTCGAACATAGCGAGCGAATCGTACAGACGCCAAGACTCACGACCGAGACAATCTCCCTAGCACTACCCTCCCCACCTTTCTTAGGAGTGGAGAGAGTAGGGCCTTGCTGGATTTTAGACCAGCATGCCAAGCTAGTTGAACCCCTAGCTGACGAGCCAACGATTTAAGCAAGGTTCTCGTAAAAGAGCTTTGATTAAACATTGTTAAGCAAATCAGTGAAAGGGATCCCCTTAGCGCTTCCGTTTCCACCCGCTTTTGGCGGATGGGCGGCAGGCACCCCTCGAGGGGATAGCGAGATTAATCGCGTGTGGTTACATGTCCTTACTCAGAACGCCATTAGGCGAGAGTCAAAGAAGGACCTGTAGTCTAGGCTGGTGTAAGGCTACATCTTTCGATGTCGGACCCTACACCACCTCGAGCTCTAAGCTCGACCGGTTTAGCGTCGAATACAGGACCTTCCCGTCGTCCCAACCGGACCCCGGAAAGAGTATGTATCGCGCCAATTCAAGGGCAGCACAAGGCCTAAACCTTATACAAGCTCTCAAATCGTTGCAACACTCCTCTCTCCTATTTCCCTATGGTCGTAAGGAGCCGAACGTGCGGCCACTACTACCAAGTAGTGCCCACTGTAAGTTCCAATCCGACCGCCAGTTTCCTGGCCATGGGACCCCGCGCTTATTTCTAAGTACGGGCGGAGCTATCTTCCAGTAACGGAAGAGGGAGTCGTGTCCTCTCTCAGCGGACCTTGA